TAGTAGGAGCGTTTAAGATATTCGTAACTGAATCGATTGACAAATTATAAGGAGCGTAAAAGTCAGTAGTTAAAGCGTCAATCAATTCAATCGTGTATTTTGGTTTTAGAATCGTTACGTTCTTATTCTTAATCGTAAACAATTCTTCGCCTGTATTATGGTCTTTAACTGCAAAGCTGTGATATGTAGCGTCACTTCGTGTTTCAAACGTTATGTTATCCGTGTTATTCTTATGTGAATGAACGTTGAATTGACCCATTGTCTGAAACAATAAAACAAGGTTATCACCCGTTAAAGTTCGGTTAGCAGTTAACGTTCCATCCGTGTTATAGATGTTTGTATCACCACCACTCGCAGCGTCAATTATTTCTTGACCCGTGATTGATTTCGTTTGATATGTTCCACTTACTAATTCACTTACTTCGATTAAATCCGTAGCAGCTAAGTTAGCACCCTTCGGAGTCATTTGACTAATCTTTTGTCTTTCTCGATATGCCATAACAATATTAAGTTTTTTCGTGTTTATGTTTAGAAGGCGAAGTAACTATCGTCCGTGTAATATTCCTGTCTGATATGAGTAACTGCATAACGAATAGCATCCATTGCATCGTCAAATAATTTGATAGGTTCATCCGTGATTATGTCACCAACTTTTTTCCATTTGTAGTTATCGTATTCTTTCTTAATCTCTTTTGAATCTTCACAAAATACCCCAAACGTTTTAATGTTATCAATTCCTTTTTTAACTACCTTGTTTGCATTCTGAACGTCAAACCCTGCGTTATTCATTTCGGCAATTATTTCGGGACGTGAATAGTCAGCTAAGATCGTTACGCTTTTTTCTACCCCTAACTGATTCATCTTGTCGATTAAGTTCGTTGTAGTCAGATAGCTTTCGTAAATTATCTTTTCGATGAAGATGTCGTTGTCTACCCAATAAACCCGAACCAATGCAGTAGGGTGATTATATCCGAAGTCTAATCCGTAAACGTAGTTAACGAACTTCGATGGTCGATGGTTCAAAAAATTCCAATTTGAGTAAATGTTACTTTTGCTAATCGCCTTTTCCCCAAGTGCGTAAATTTGATAAAGTGATTCATCCGTTCGTTTTAAATCCTCGATTTGTTTCTTAATGCTTTCAGGTAAAAACGGATTGTCACGATAGGTAGATTTAATTAACGTGCTTTCGTGTTTTGGTAGTTCATAAAGCCAACTTGAACTCTCGGATGGATTATAATCAAAAATCAATTTAAACTCGGTTCGCATATTTAATTGTGTGAAGTCATCGTAATAAAGTTCATTCGCTTCATTACACCAAGCTAAGTCACGTTTACGTCCACGAATCTTTTGTTCGTCATCCACCGAAAAGAATTCTACTATTGATCCATTCTCAAACGTGTAGATATGTTCAGACTTGTTATGTCGTTCCTGTGAATAGATGTTTAGTTCTTTTAGGATTTCAAAGAAGTCACGCATTACCGTGGCACGTAAAGCAGGGAAAGTCTTTCTAATTATCGAAACTACCTTTTGGGGATTTTGTAAACTATAAACGATTAGCAATTGACAAAGCGAATAAGTCTTCGATGAACGTGACCCACCCTCGTTAATAACAAAACGCACCCCGTTATCCTGAAGTGCGTTATAGTTCTTTTCAAATATAATTGTACTATTTAACTCCATTTGCACACTATTTGCATATTTCGGTTATACTTACCCTATAGATGCATTTACAATTCGTTCGTGTTTGTGTCACTTGGTTTTATAATATTCACCTTTATTTCGTTTATTCCTTTGCCGTCCGTTGTGATGTCAGTTTTTTCAGTTAGGTTATTTAAACGCTGCGTGATTGAAGGATTGTATTGACCAACCATTCCCCCTTCGATTTGGTCTGCACGGATTTCTTTCTTTATTATAGAGCAGATACCGCAATACTCGCCATACGAATCATTACTATTTCTAAAATAATGTTCAACTGTGCATCCTTTTTGAAAGCAGAATATTTCGAACCCATCCATTGTTAATGGCACTCTTAATGTTTCTTTGGCTATCTTACCACTTTGTAAAGCTTTATCGATAGTTCTTGGGTTCGTCTTTATGTATTCTTTATATTCTTCAAATAGTGAATATAGCTTTTCAGGTGTTTCTATTAATTTAGGTTTTGGCATTTTAATTCGTGTTTTAGTTTGGGTTATATTGATAGGTTTTAAAATCTTCTTTTGTTACTGCGTGTAATTCTAAAGAGTAAATCTTATAGTCTATAAAGATACAATAATTGATCTCTGCTATTTTCATAATTAAACGTAGTGCATTCCATTCGCTTTTATGTTTAGATGGGTTCATAAACACGATATAGTAATCACTTGTTAAATATAGGTTACTCACTTTTCTTTCTTCGTCTTTTAGGTTTTTCTTCTTCTTCTTTTTGTTCTTGTTCTATTCCTGTGTAATTGATTGCATCCGGTTCGAATAAATAACCTAAACCAATAGATTGATAATAAGTAAATCGTTTAGGGTCTATTTTATCTACTTCGATTCGTCTTTCCCCAAGAACTGAATCATATTTTACTATCACTTTTCCTTTAAATTCGTCTTTAATTTTCATTTTCAAGTTTTATTCGTTTTAAATCTTCTTTTATTTCTTTTATCCAATAGTGAGCAGTTACATACGGAAGGTTGAAATATTTACCCATTGCCCTTGCAGTAGTATAACCTTTATCGTAGTAAGCTTCAAATATAATTAACTTAATCCTATCTTCAATCGTGTTCCTGTAAATCTCGATGCAGGATTTATATAACTGATATTTGCGTTCCTGTTCTATCTTATATATTAAATCGCTATCGTCATTTGTTTCGTTGTTCGTGTATTCAATAGCCGTGACTGATTCGTCTTTATTGCTTTGGGATGTGTTCCACAATATTTGCTTTTTGATAGTGTTTAGTAGATAGCTTTTAACTTCGTTTTCCGTGTTTAACTCGGGGTTTAGTTCTACTAAGTAAAGATATGCGTTATTGATTACGACATCGGCAGTTATAGTGCTATTCATTCGCACCAAAAAATAGTTAGTGTATTTTCTAATCTCGGAGTAGTTCGTTTTTATGTATGTGTCAAGAATTGCTTTCAACCCATTGCATAAAATCCTTAAACCAAACTCGCCTTCTAACGTTGGAGCAAAAACATTCTCCATCCTTTTTTCCCGTTTTTAATTCTTTAATCTTCTTTAACTTATTCAGACTAACTTTTGAATATTTAATTACGTCCTGCGAAGCGTTTATTTCGTTTATTACTTCAAGTTCAACTTGTTCAAACATATATCTATAGTAAAAGCAATTAACGCACCTAAACAAGCTAATTCAAAGCTACCCGTGTAAACTAACGTTGACCAAAACGACCAACATTTCCAACATCCTAAAGACGAATGAATATAGTTAGACAAATGAGTTACAGGAATTTGAGTAAATATAAAATCAAAAAGCAGCTGCAGGGGTTCGAAGTTAACAAACCACCAAGCAACTGCCACAATCAGTATTAAATTCATAGCCTAATTTTCGGCTAATTTATGCAATTTATTTTTATAATTTATCAATCTACCCAAACCACGAGCGCAAGTATCTAACTTATAAACGTATTTTTCTGCTAATTCGTGCAATAATCCTTTCTTTGCGGTCATAATAAAGTTAGAATGTAAACTCATTCGTGCTTTCATTCCTTCAATCATATCATTAACCTCGTCAATTCGTTCTTTGATTAATTCAATATCTAATTCTGCTCCCGTTCCTGAACACGACATACATTCGTAATCTACTATATCTTGTAAATAAGGAATGTCAGTTCCGTTGTGTTCAATTGTAATAGTTCCCCATCCGTCACACTCTTCGCAATGTTTAAGTAAATCTTTCATAATTTCTAATTTTTAATTGTTTTTAGAATTTAATTGATAACCTGTGTATTGTATTGTCATCCCTACTTCAATGTTTTTTGCTGTTGTTTTCATAATCGTTTTTTTAAGTGTTAAGTGTTAAACGTCTACAAATATATTAATTAATATAATACAAACAAAAAAAAGACGGAATTTTTTACGTTCCGCCTTAAAATTTATTTACTGAAGAACTCGCCTATCTTTTCAATTGACCTACTCGAAAGGCTTTTGCCGTTCATAAACTTATGCAAGTTAGGTTGTCTTATATCTACAATCTTTGAGAAAGCGTTAAGGCTTAATTCGTGTTTTTGTAGGTAAAAACGAACCATTGACCGGGTTACTTCATTTGCTTCGCTTAAAACTTTTGCCTGTTCTCTCATAAGTTACTTAAAAAATCGTCAAAATCTTTATTACCGTAGTTAGGTTTTGAGCTTTGCGTTTGTTCCTGTACGGGTTTAAAACTTAAACTTAGGAACTTGCCCGTTTTACCTTCTTTAACCCAACTCGAAACATAATACTCAGTTCCGTTAATTGTAGCCTTGCCATTGTAATGCGGATGCGTTTCTTTTTCTCGTTTGTTGTTAGTGAATAACACACCTGAATTATCTTTCTTTTCCATTTTACTTAATATATTTTATTGGGTTTATACTTTGAAGCCATTGTTTTAAGACTTCGATTTTACTTTTTACGCTTGTTTTACTCATTTCTTTTCAATATAAAGGTTCTTAAATCTTTCTTGACTGCAGCAAAATTCGCTTATCGTGTTTTTGTCGTACTGCCTAATTACTTCGTACCAAAGTTTACCACGTTGTAACGCTTTAATTTGAACAACTTGGTCGGGTCTGCTTACGTTAATGTAATATCCCATTTCTTTTAATTCGTTTGTTTTCATCTTATTCTGATTTAAAGGTTTTATTGTAGTATTGTTCTGCGGAATTATAATCCCCTTTTGTCAATGAATTTAACCAAGCATCTTTTATCTGCTCCTTTTCCATTGCTTTGGCTTGTTGTATAGCTTCCCTTGCAGGTATTGTGCCATCAGTTATTTGCTCAACTAACCATTCTACTGCTGTTTTCATAAGTTTTCAATTAAATTATTATAATACTCTCTACATTCTTCTACTCGTTGTTTAATCTTTTCGATTATTTCTTCGTCTTTTGCTATTTTAAAGACTTTTACACGCTTTTCTTTTGGTATATGGTCAAAGTTATGTTTCTTCTGCACAAAATCTCTTACATCCAAACTTTCGTCTATTAAGTTTTGTTTCCAATGTTCCCGCCTTACTTCGTCTTCAACTATCTGAAAAGGTGTATTGACTAAGCAATAACACAATAACGCTTCCGATTTACCTGAAAGCCATAAATACCCCTGCATCTGAAAATAGTAATCCTTGTTTGGTATTTCATCTTCGAAAAAAGGGAAGGTTGTAGCGTCCCAAGAAGTTTTTACGTCTAAAAGTATTTCATTCGTGTTTACATCGGGTGTTCCTGTTATCCATTCGTTCGTTATGTTTTCTTCATTCTTGTAAATAAAGCCTAAGTTAAGAACATCGTTAACGAGATCAATAGATTCATCTTCGCATTCGTTTCCCTTGTCCGTGTATCTACTCCAAAATTCCTTACGGATTCCGTATTTATGTTCAATTGCAAGTTCCTGAATATATGTTTTACAAGTCTTTGATAAAACTTCCCCTTTTGTTTTTGGGGAAGTCATTATTTTGCCTAATTGCGATGCCCTGATTCTCATACTAACAACAATGTTTTATATTGTGCTTCAGTTAAATCAAACTTTGCTTGTAATTGTTCGGCAGTAAACCCACCTGCTCTAATGGATTCAATAGCATTTAAAAATCGTTCATCGTCTATTTTAGGTTTCTTTGTTTCTTTTTTAACTTGCTCTCCTGCTGCATCCGTGTCTTTGTCGGTTACGATTCCTAAAATGGTTGATAGGCAGTAACGTCTATAATAAGTTATTCCCGAACCAAAAGACTGATAATCGTTCATTCCTTTAAGCTGAATCATTGGAATATCGGTTTTACTTTCGATGTTTTCACCGCTTTCGCAATGGAATAACACGGTAACTATTTGCTGACCATTGATTAATTGGGTGAATCCTAATCCGTGTTTTTGTAATAACGGGTTAATCACTTCAAAGATTTTAGGTAAATCCGCATAGCTATAACCATAGCCTTGCGTTCCTTTGTGAATTACAGGAACTTCTTGTTGGAAGTCTGCCAATGCTTTAAATAAATGTTTCATAATTTGTTAATTGTTAAACGTGCGTTAACCAAGTCGCACCCCTTGTTTTTTTTGGTTAATGTGAATATACTTTATTGTTTTTTACTATTAAATAAGCGTAATAATATTCACAATAATTTTTGAAATTTAATCTTTCGGATGGATGTCTATTTGAATTGTAATATTTACATTCTTTTTTAATCTTTACTTCTAATTTTTCATTTCTTGTTAATTCTGTTCCTTCGTGTTTAATTGTTTTCATAATTGTTTTTTTAAGTATTAATTGTTAATCGTCTACAAATATAACTATTCTTTTTAATATAACAACAAATAACAAAAAATATTACAAAAATTTCTTTAATCCTTCTGCGCATCGTTGAATTGAATTAGCACGTTCCTGTAAAGATTTAATTTGTTCTTTGATAGTTTCAGTGCAATCGCTTGTAAAATACCCGTGTGACGTAGCTATAAGCGGAATAATTCCGTTCGTTCGTATGTAGTTAACCATTTTACGTAATCTCGGTTGTGTCATTTTAGTTTTAAACCCCCTTGCGGATAAAAATTCGTTCATTCGTGTTACAATCAAATATCGCCATTTAATTCGAATCGTGTTTTTCTAATTTCACGTTCTTTAGCTTCTGCGTTTTCAATGTTACGCAAAATCATTTTTAATGTGTTTCGTAAATGGTTCTCATCCATTAAATCAACGTCAATCTTTTGTCCGTTCTTCATTGTCCAATAATACTTTTTCATAATTTTAGTTTTAATTGTTTCGGCTAAATTAATTATTCTTTTTAATATAACTCTATTTATTTTTTAGAAATATTTTTCTTTTAATCCTAATTGCTTTTCGTAATATGCCATTAATTCGATATCGTTCGTTGAATTTTCTCGTGGCTTTCTACCGCCAACCCTAATTTTACCTTCGATTAATTCCGTTTTTCCGTAGATTATACCATCATAACAATCCCAAATTATAATAGGATTAATCTTTTTATCCTGTAGTTTTATTAATTTTCTTCCTGCTATTGGTAATGGATATGCGTTTAATATATTTCTATTTCTACCTTTTATTTCAACGTAGGCAATTATTTCCTCGTTTTGGTATAAACAATAATCTATATCGTTTTCACTTAATTTCTTAAATGTCAGATTAAACATATTACAAAAAAATTCAATGCATTTTAATTCCCGTTCTAAATCTGATTTACTTTCAAATCTCATTCAAATTCTTTTATCTTTTTCTTGTAGATAGCTATTATTTCTTTCAATTCGTCTTTTGTGAACTTTCGTGTTACCCTTGCTCTTGCTTCAAGTTGGCTAAATCGTTCTGCTCCTATCTTCATTAAAAGATTAGTTCTATATTCAATTAAATTACCTGATAAGTAACTATTACATTTTTCACATTGAACGTGAACATTATCTTCATCAAATCTTACATTCCAATGGTTGTTAGCATTCCAAAAATGACCTGCATTTATTTTCTTCGGAACTTGTTTACAGGAAATACATAATTCGTGTTTATCTCGGAATCGGATATATTTGTTAAAAATTATTTGTGTAGCTTTAATTAACTCTTGAATCGTCTCCAGTTCTTCTTTCATTTTTTGTTTCTTCTTTTTCCAATTTTTAATAGTAGCTTCTTGAACCCAAGCATCAACACACATTTTGTTTAAGCAGTATTTTTGATTAAATCGGATAGGATCAAATTTCTCTTTGCAGTTTTTACACCTCATAATGGCAAGTTTTTAAGTATCTTGTAAAGAACGTTAACTACAATTGAATTACCTGCCTGTTTGTAAGCTTGACTATCTGAACAAACCCAAGTGAATGTATCAGGAAAATCCATTAGTCGAAAGCATTCACGTGGTGTTAGTCTGCGTATTTTATCATTCGTTAATGTAGCTTGATTACAAGCAGTATCTAATGTTTGTGCTACTTGTTTACCTACCCTACCTCTTCGTGTTTTTGAATTAGTAACTGAAAAATTTATACTATCACCTTCGGTTGCCTCTTCGAATCCTTTGGATGTGGCTGATTTTATTTTAATAAATTGAGTATCTCTACCACATTTCCAATATCCGCTTTGTATAGTTCTTGATTCATTAGGTAAATCCTGTTTTAATATATTGGAATTTATATCAAATGTTGTTCCTTCAGTTCGTAAAAGATATTCTATTTTTTTATCACTAATAAAATACTTTTCATCTACTTCATTTTGAAGTACGTCTTTTAATTTTTTTGTTAAATATTCTTCTCTTGGAAATTGAAAGTAATTATCTCTATCATTGCGTATACCTACCAAAAAAATTCTTTCTCTATTTTGTGGAACTCCGTGTTCTTTGGCGTTTAAAACTCTCCAATATAAATGATAAGGAACTGATTCTTCGTAAGGAAATAATACAGGAACACCATTTACTGATTTACCACCTAACATATTAACCCATTCACTAAATGTATTTCCGTTATCGTCTGACAACAATCCTTTAACATTCTCAAAAATGAAAAATCTTGGTTTATTAACTTGAATAAATTCGTGACTATTAAAAAATAATATACCTCGTTTATCGTCTTTTCCTAATCGTTTACCTGCTACACTAAATGCTTGGCAAGGCGGTGACGTCATATAAATATCTAAACTATCCTTCGGAATTTCACGATTGTAAACATTATTTGGATAATATTCGGGATCCCCGTAATTATGTATAAATGTTTGTCTTGCATATTTATCCATATCACACGCAAAAACTTCTTTATATTCAATTCCTAATCTTATCAAAGC